GCGAAAGCGACTAAGGCCATTTTCGGCTCGACTGTGACCTACTCGCGCGGAAGTGGCTCAGTGACCCTGACGGCTCGCGCGGCGAGCACGCGGGCCACAGTGGCTGACGAGCAGGGCTTTGAATTTGGGACCGTCATTCGCGACTGGATCATTGACGTGGCCGACCTCGTGATTGCAACCGTCGCTATCACCCCGAGGCGCGGCGACACCATCGCCGTTACAGCCGCCGGCAAAATCTACACGTATGAAGTGCTCCCCGTTGGCGGCGAGGAAACCCACCGCTTTACCGATTCATCTTCCAACCGATGGCGGATCCACACCAAATTGAAATCATCGGAGGACGCATGAGCAATCGCGCAAGCAAAATCACCGTAGGCGCGGTGGCTCTGGTGATGACCGTTCTCGGCTCAGTCGTTGGCGCGGCATGGGGCGCAGCGATGTACGCAGGGAAAATCGACCGGTCATTTGTTTCAATCGTTGACCACGAAAACAGGCTTCGCATTGTGGAGGCGCAGGCCCAGGGCATGGCCGCAGATCTGCAATGGATCCGGCGGCATCTCGAAAAAGTGGCATCAGTGGATGGAGTACTCGATGGCAATTCTGATCAGTGAAATACCCGACGCAGTGGCCGCTGAACTCGCGTTCGGCGCATTCTCGAAAGCGTTCACCGCTGAACGTGCCTTCGTGCCGGCGTTCATCGCCGAGGATCTGGCCGACCTCCGCGTAGTCGTCGCGCCCAACTCGATCAAGACCACGCTGGCCAGTCGCGGATCGAACACGACCGAGGCAGTCGTTGACATTGGCGTTTTGAAGCGCGTCGAAAATGACCTATCGCAAGTCGAGGAACTGATTGGATTGGTCGATGAGATTCGCGCATTCTTGAATCGTCGGGCGCTTGGCGCTATGCCGCTGGCGATTTGGAAGGCGGAGGAAGTGAACCCGATCTACTCGACGGACGAGCTGAAAAACAATCGCGTTTTCGTATCGGTAATTCGCATCACCTATTTCATCGGAAGCTAATGGCGCTGACCGTTGATATAAAAATCAAAGATCGTTTCTTCGACCGGCCGGCAGTGATGAAAGCCGCGAAACGCGGCACGATAAAGGTGCTGCGCAAGGCGGGCGGATCGGTCAGAAAGTGGGCCATCAATTCGCTATCGCGAAAGCCCTACGGAGACATCAGCTCGCCGGGATCGACACCGTACGACCATGTCGGGTTCGCGCGGGCCAAGGAGAAGCGAAGGAAAAAGAAAGCAGGGCAAAAGGTCAAGCCTGCATCGATCGGGCAAAAGGGATTGAAGGCCATTCTATTCGGCATGGCCGACGACAACGCCAGCGCGATAATTGGCCCCGTCAAGCTCAACAGCAAGGGCACGAATGTACCAGCCGCGTTGGAGCGCGGCGAGCCGTCGCGCAACGCAAAAGGCGAACCGGTGCGCATCAAGGCGCGACCATTCATGCAGCCTGCACTGGCGGAAGTCTCGCGTGATTTGCCGGGCATGTTCAAGGACTCGATCAAGAAGTGAGATATAGCAGGCGCACGTTAAACGCCGAAAATAGCAAAGCATCACGAACATTTTACGAGAGGACAGAGACATGGCAGCTAAAATCGGCAACGACTACAAGGCATATCGCGCGACTGCGGCAATCGCGTCAGTGGTCGCGGCGACCGTGGCCGGGATGACGTGGGCCATCGTCAGCAACGTCAAGGATGTGACCACCAACCTCGAAGCGAGCGAGGCCGACGCAACCACGCGCGGCTCAACTTTCCGCCAATACATCGCGGGCATGCTCGATGGCTCCGTTGAATTCGAGATGATCGCGGATTCCGCAGACACCGATTTTGCCGCGCTGCAGGCCGCTTTCTTCGCGAAAACTACCGTGCCTATGGCCTTCATGAACGGCGCGATTGCAACGGCTGCGAACGAAGGTTTTGCCGCGAACTTTTCTGTGATCAACTTCACTCGCAACGAACCGCTCGAAGACACCGTTACCGTTTCTGTGACGCTTCGACCATCGACCTTCCCGCAGTGGTTCACCGCGCCAGCCTAATTGAGCAACACACCGGCCGTGCCTCTGGTGGATTCCATCACGCGCATCAAGGGCCGGTTTTCTATATCGGGGTGGAGCAGTTTGGTAGCTCGCCGGGCTCATAACCCGGAGGTCGCAGGTTCGAATCCTGTCCCCGTTATTTTCCCCTTCCCCTTTGGAGCATTCCCCATGTCCCAACGATTCTGCGATTCGACCGGGCGAGACTGGTATATCTCGATCACGGTATCGAGCGCGAAGTTCATCAACTTGGAAACTGGCGTAAACATTTACGACGCCGCGAACGGACAACTTTTCTCCTCGCTCGCAACGAACCCCTCCCTACTTGCCGATGTGCTTTTCGTGGCATGTCGAAAGCAGGCCACGGAGCGCGGAATCACCGATGAGCAGTTTGGCGAACTGCTGGCCGGCGACGTGATCGAGGACGCGACGAAGGCGCTGACGGAGGCGATCATAGATTTTTTCCCGAAGCGCCAGCGAGAACCGCTGGCGATGATCGCGAAGAAAATCAATCAGGTGCAGGACAGGGCGGCGACGCAGATGCTGGCGGCGATCAACAGCCCGGACATCGACCAAGCAATCGACCGAGCATTGAGCGGGCAATCTGGGAGCTTGCCGGATTCGTTGGGTGTGATCCATCCGAACTGACGCTACGCGAAATCGTTTGGATGGCTCAGGGCAAGCGAAGTGAAGAATGGGGACACACCAGCAGCATCATCGCCACGATTGTAAACCTCGTGCGCGACGCGAAGAAACGACCCAAGCCCTACCAGCCGTCCGAGTTTAACCCGACCATCGCGACGAAGAAAAAGAAACGCGACGGATGGGCAGACGTGAAAGCGTACTATGAGCACCAACGGAATCAAAGCGGGTAACGCCTTCGTCGAAATCACGACGAAAAACAAGGGTCTCGAGGCAGGCCTAGCGCGTGCTCAAAAAAGCCTGGCGAATATGGGCGCAGGCGTGCAGGCCGTCGGCACGAAACTATTAGCCGCAGGCGCTGCGGGCACGGGCGCGCTACTCGCGACGCTCGCCGTGTTTTCATCGCAGGGCGACCAACTCCAAAAGATGGCGATTCGCACCGGCATCGCCGTCGAGTCGCTCAGCGAGCTGGCCTTCGCAGCGCAGCAGTCTGGATCGTCAATCGACGCGCTCGAGAAGGGCGTTCGCAAACTACAGCAAAATATCGCCGACGCCGCAAAGGGCACAGGCGAGGCTAAGGACGCATTCGCGGAACTTGGCATATCTGTATCCGAAATCGCCAGCATGTCGCCAGAGGCCCAATTTCTGGCCATCACGGACAAGCTATCGAAAGTCACCGACGCAAGTAAGCGGGCGGCCTTGTCGATGGACATTTTCGGCAAAGCAGGCGCTGGACTCATTCCGCTCTTGGCCGACGGCAACCAAGGCATCGAAGCGCTGCGAAAGCGCGCGAAGGCGCTGGGCCTGACGATGAGCACGGACAGCGCGAACAGCGCGGCCGAATTTACCGACAGATTCGCCGAACTCAAAAACCAAGTAACCAAAACCGCATTCGAGATCGGCGCGAGTATCTTCCCCGCGCTCAAGGGCATCATCGATCGAACACAGAAAGTCATGGCGGCAATCATCGCCTGGGTGCAATCAAATCGCGAGGCCGTTGTCTCGGCGCTGCAAATCGCGGCAGGCGTAACTGTCGCAGGCGCTGCGCTCATCGGGCTTGGCATCGCGCTCAAGGCGGCCGCTACAGGCATCGGCGTCATGCTCATCGCGATGGCCGCTGTCAAGGCGAGCATTGCCGCGCTGGGCACGATCATCGCCGTCGCCACATCACCCTTCGCGCTCATCACCGCCGCAGCCGTCGCGATGGGCGTGGCATTCTTCGACCTGGGCGGCATCGCGTCGCAGGTCGGCCAATATCTGGCCGACGTATTTAACACCCTCAAGGGGCGGGCCATCGCCGCCTTCGAAGGCATTAGCGCGGCGTTGTCTGCCGGCAACATCACCCTTGCCGCAAAAATCCTATGGCTCTCACTCAAAGCCGAGTGGGAACGCGGCATCATGACGCTCATGGGATTGTGGACCAGCTTCCGCGACGGTTTCATCGATGCGTGGTCGGGCGCGGTGCAGTTTTTTGCAGAGGCATTCATCGGCGGCATCGGACTTGTCAAAATTGCCTGGGCCGACTTCACCGAATCCTTCAAAACGATGTGGAACAACGCATCGGCAGGCGTTGGCAACTTTCTCGATGACTGGAAAACCGCGATCAGCGATGGCTTCACCGAGGCCAAGAACATGGCCGGGTTCATTTCCGATCAGGAAAGAAATCAGGAGCTGCAAGGGCGCGGCATCGAAAACCAAATATCAAAGGACGCTCGAAACAAGGAGAGGGACGACGCCAACGCCAAGGCCAGAAAAGAGGCCGAGGCATCGCGCCAAGCAGCCGTGACAGCCGTTCGCGGTCAATTGACCTTGCTCGAGCAGGAAGCCCAAGACGGGCGGGACAAACGCGGCGGCGCGGCACCGGTGGACAACTCCGCATTGGTGCAGGCGCAGAAGGAACTTGCCGACGCCATCGCAGAAGCGCAGCGAGGCGCAGCAGCAGCAGCCGACCCGACGCTACCCGGCGCACCAGCTCGACGAGCAGCGGAAGCCGTTGGCGAAGGCGTGGCGTCGGCGGAGAAGTCGCGATCAGTCAGCGGCACATTCAGTGCGCGGGCAGCGGAAGGCCTGGGCGCGGGGAAGATGATTGTGGACGCGATCAAGATGACCCATGAGGAATTGAAGCGGATCCACGACGCCATCAAAACGCAAACGGCAGGACTAACTTAACATGGCAACCGTAACAGAACTCGCAAATCGGCAACGCGTCAGCGGCACCAGCGGCACGCGCGAATATATCATAGCGGGCTCTAGCGACCTCGACGACGCTCGCACGCAGCTGCTAGTCGACGCCCCCGCAACATGGGAGACAGGCGGCAGAACTCTCAAGATCCAGGCTGATGAGTGTGAAGTGTACGAAAGCAGCGAGGGCGCGATTTATGGCGTCGCTCGATACTCACCAGCGCTGGACGACTTAGCCGCAGGCACCACCGCGTTCTCGTTTGATACCGGCGGCGGAACGCAGCGACTCATGCGCTCGATATCGACGACAGCCTACGGCACGACCCCGCCTGCAACGCAATCGCTAATCGGAGTCACCAAAGACAGCGTGGAAGGCGTCGATATTATCGCGCCTGTTTTCAATTACCAAGTCACCAAGCGATACGCAATTCTCGATGTGACCCAGGCGTATATCGCGGCGATTTTCGCAGCGACTGGAACCGTGAACTCCGCTGCATTCACCGTGACGACTGACGACGGAATATCATTCTCATTTGCAGCGGGCGAGAATCTATATCTCGGCGGATCCGGTGGCGTGGTCGATGGCGAGGT